ACAACTGGTACGAGCTTAGACGTTTATCCAATTATCGTAATGGGTGCGGATGCATTCTCACAAATTGCGGTGCGCGGCATGAACATGCTTGATCCAACATTCTTACCGCCGGGCGAAAAGTCTAAGTCTGATCCATTGGGTCAACGCGGCTATGCTGGTGCGGCTTGGTGGAAAGGCTCTATGATCGAAAATCAATTGTGGATGGCTGTTGTCAATGTTGCTCGCTCCGCTTAATAAGGGGTAAATCATGCAAGCAACTATTCAACAGGAAGTGAACGGCATTCCTGATCCTTTAACGGCAGCCGCTATGACTGCTGTTTTAAGACCAATCGGGGATCGTCTTTCATCGCAAACGATCAATTCGGCTGCGTTGCGTATTAAGGGTGGTTCTGCTTCTCCGATTGTGCAAACTAATGCGGCATCGGCTTATGTTGTGAATGGTCATTTAGTGACAAAAGCAACTGCGCTTGATTTACCTGCTTTAGTTGGCACAGTGACCGAGGATAATTTTAATGTATTTGCTTTCTTTATTGACCAAGCAGGTACAATTACTTCGGCAATGGGCATTCAAGCATCTACTTTGTTTGGGGTAGTATTTCCAAACATTCCAGAAAATAAAGCATGTATCGGCTTTGTTATTATCAATCCTACGGGAACAGGTAATTTTGTCGGTGGCACTACGGTTCTGGATAACGCAACAGTCGTTCCAAATGCAGTATTTTGTAACACGTTGGGGGCATTTGATCCTAGCGTAGTTACTGGTTAAATTTGAAAGGAATAAATCATGGATTACTTACAAACAGTTCCACTGACCTATGCGCCTTATGCTGGTGCTGTGGCAGGTACAACTAACTGGAGGAAGTTCATAATTAGTGGCTTCGAGTAATGTTAGAAATCCATTGCGCCCCGCGTGGGTTTTCGTCACGCAAAATACTAACAGGATAATTCTGCGCTGTTCTGCGAATGATCTTGTTTTGTGGGCGCTCAACATTGGCATCGTCATGCTGCGTCTTAACTGAATCAGACTTAGAACGCGCAAGAACTTCAACATATTTGCGTTTCACAGTAATAGGCGTACCAATCGGCAACCAAGCCAATTCAACCCACTTACCGTTCATCATTACCTCTGCGCCACGCCCATTAACTTGTACAGGCACATGCGTTTCAGGAAAGTCTGAGCGATTATTCTCATTGATCAGAATCTCTACTGGCTCTTCATTGAACGCCAATTCTTTACGATAATCTGCTTGGGCTTGTTCGTCGGCACTTAGATTAACCAAGCCTTCACCGTGAACAATGGTTGAACCCAAAGAAATATCTACGTCTTCATGTTGACCGACTTCTAAATCTGCCGTATTGGTTTCGCGCTTGTTGTACTTGCGAACCGCTGGTGTATTTGCTGCGTCATTCATATTTTTTCCTCTGTAGAAAAGCCTGATAAGAAATTACGGCAACGCACTCAGGATATGCGCTTTCGGGTGCGACCCTAGCCGTAATTATTTTGCTACATTAAGCGATTTGTGGTCGCGCTGGCAACGTTGAAATGTTAGCAAACGTAGTGCAAGATGCACCCGATGCCGCCCATGACGTACTACCCAAAACAAAACCAGCAGTCAAACTTGGAGCCGCACGAACAATTGTGTACGCGAATGGCACAAAGTTATCAGGAATCGCGGGGAACTGAGGCGCATTGATAAACGCACCTACAGTTGTCGTAACGCCTGTTTCTGTTGGTTGAGACTGACCTTGTACAGCTACCAACGTACCAGCCGCATTAATGCCAAACACGACAGCAGCGCATGTGTTAGGCAAGATTGGCTCAAACGTTGTACCCGTATTAGCGTCAGTCGTTGGAGTCGTTGCACTGTTAGTCAACACTGCAAGATTGCCAGTGTATTTACCAGCCAACGAGCCGCGCAATGCAACCGTAGTTGTAAATGTGTTAGTTGTACCTGCCACCGCACCAGCATAAGGCGCATAGGTCAGTGGAACTGTTTGTAAGTAATCCATGATTTATTCCTTTCAAATTTAACCAGCAATAACACTAGGGTCAAATGCCGAAGTGGTATTACAAAATACTGCATTAGGGACTTCTGTAGCTGCGTCCAGATTTGTAGTGCCACCGACAAAATTACCAGTACCCGTAGGATTGATAATCACAAAGCCGATGACAGCTTTATTTTCTGGAATGCTTGGAAAGCGAACTGCATTTAATGTTGATCCTTCAATCCCCATTGCCGAAGTCATTGTACCTGCTTGATCAATAAAGAAAGCAAATACATTAAACTTCGCATTGGTTACTGTGCCAACTAAAGCAGGTAAATCCGTTGTAGTTGCTTTGGTAACTAACTTACCATTGACAACATAAACAGACACCGCATTAGTCTGCACAATTGGGGAAGCAGAACCACCCTTAATACGCAGCGCAGCAGAATTGATCGTTTGCGATGATAAGCGATCACCAACACCGCGCAGAACAGGCGATAAAGCCGATTCTGTTAGCGGATCAGGAAGCGCATTCAATTGCTGTTGAATAGTTGATTGCATGATCTACCCCTTATTAGGCGGTACGTGCAACGTTCACAACTGCCATCCACAATTGATTCTCGATCATAGAGCCTTTCCACCATGCCGCACCAGCGTAACCACGTTGACCCAATGGATCAGACTTGGATTTTTCGCCCGGTGGTAAGAATGTTGGATCAAGCATATTCATGCCGCGAACCGCGATTTGTGAGAAGGAATCAGCGCCCATAACGATAATTGGATATACGTCCAAGTTCGTGCCAGTTGTTGAATAGCCAGAACCAGCACCAGTCCATGAAGCAACCGCAGCACCTGCATCCTGATATGAAGGCAAATCAGGAGACAAGATATAACGGAAGCGTTCGCATTTACCAATTTCGCCCATTTCTGGTGTGCCAGAAGCATACGCAGAAGCAGGTACGAAGTTAGGCAAGTCACGAATCATGCGCTCTAAGTCAGAGTGGCAATACGCAAAGTAACCCGGCTCAACTGGTGCAGTACCAAATTCAGCAGAAGCCTTCAATAAGCGTGTCACTGGCATGGCATGGTTAGCCATTAAGCTACGAACAACCGCAGATTGCAAGTTCAATGTCATTGGACCCGCTGTAGTAGCGCGAGTAGTACCAGAACCACCGAAGAATTGATTTGTACTTGAGCGCAATTTGCCGTACACGATCATTTCATTGACCAAGCCAACACGCTCACCAATTTGAATCTTCATCTGTTCAGGAATGTCATCTTCATACAGATTGAATGTCTTGTCAGTGAAGCCATACAGGCATGAATACTGATTTACAACCTCAGTAATATCAAATGGTTGAATGCTGTCTGGCAATGGTGTAACACCCTCTTGTGTCAAATGAGCCTGAACCATCGCATTGCCGCGATCACCAGTACCATTTTGAAAGAAGATGTTAGGTTGTGAACTTGTCGCACCGTATGGCAAGAAACGACGAGCAACGTAAGTATCACTTGCGTTACGTGGCATTTCTACTTGACGACCAGCTTTAGACAAAACCTCGTAAGGCTTTGCATGTTTCAATATTTCGCCCTTAAATTTTCCGATCCGAGCAGCGGTTAGGGCAAAGGTTTGCATTGTCATGATAATTTCCTTTAAAAAGCCGATTAAGGCAAATTTTATTTAAAGGAATTAAGCGTTGCTTTATGGGATGCTGACATTTTTTGCTTGGTTTCCTCTGACGGTAACTTGCCAAGTTTAGCCTTAGACATTTTCTCTTTGGCTTCTTCGCTAGCTTTTCTTCCGATTGCCTTTGCTACAATTTTGGCTTTCGTTTCATCCGACATCGGACCACGCTTTTTGCCTAGCTTTGCTTCACGCATTTTTTGCCTTGCTTCTTCTGACATTTTCTTGCCAGTGTTAGCAATCGATAAGTTTCTTTTATGCTCATCACTTCTTGGCAAGCCAATATGAGCTTCACTCATCTTTCCCTTGGTTTCGTCAGTGTGCTTAAAATTCAGCAAACTTCCAGCCTTGGGAGCCAAGTTGTAGCCTTTAGTTACGACCTCTTCTTTATCAATCCAGTATTGTTCTCTGGCTAGAAGATCGTTGACGTTATCTACAATCTCAACTACAGCAAATACGAATGCTTCTGCACCGTACTTATACCATGCGTTCTGCAACTTTCGATTAGGGTGGTCTTTACGCTTTAAAGATCGTAAGTGCTGACCCCATCGATACCCAATGTTAATGGCGCTTCCAATATAAAGTTTTTGATTTACCTTACATTGAATGCTGTATATGCCAGATATGTTTAATTTTTTCATACCTAACCATACCACATTAACTACTTTAACTCAATTCCCTACTAATTAAACTACTTCATGCATTAGTTATTCCTCATAACCCGATAAAAAATCATCGTATTCTGTTTTGTTAGGCGCTGGATTAGCTCCATTGCCCTTCGGAGTAACTGCTGCTGAAAAACGTTGTTGTCGCGTTGAAGGCTTGTCTTCGGCTTTCTCTTTGGGTTTGCTAGCTTCTTTATATTTTGAGATATAAGAATTAACCACCTTCGGATCATTCGAATCCTGTAGCCCCTCTTTATCCATCCAATCTGTGAACTCCTTTTTAGTGACTACCTCTTTCCAATCACTATGCGCAGATTCAAGTTGAATTTCTATGAGCTTGCCTTGAAACTCTGAGCTGATTTTTTGCAACTCAGGCGCAAGACGTTCTTGAACCATTCGCTCTACTACGGTCGGATCAGTTGCCCCGCCCTTCAATTTACTGAATACACGTTGCAATCCCTTAATTTGATCATCCGCTACTTCTGGATAATTTGCGCGTAGTTCCTCAAAGTCTTCTGGCGATATTTCTATTTGGCCAGTTGATTGACTCCTAAACGATTCAATAGATTGCTTTAATCCTCCCAATGCGCCAAATGCTTTATCAAACTTGCTTGCCTGTTCCGCTTTTAACGTTTCAAGTTCAGCTAACTTTGATTGAATTGACTCATAGTCAGACTTTGGAATTTGTGCATACTCAACTTCTGGCGTTACTTCTTCTGGTGTTACCACTTCTAACGCAGGCGTTACCGTCGTCGTTTCGTTGTCGTCATAGCCAGAATTAAAATCCGCGTTTGTATCACTCATGTTTCATTGCTCCAAAAAACAAACCGTATTACTACGATTTAATCACATATGGCGTTACCGTCACATGCACCACTTGTCGTCATGGATATGGCGACTAATTCATTTATCAGGAACGATAATAGGTTCCCGATTTAATGCTAAATTTTCTTTAATCTCTCTGATCTTGCCGCGCAATGCCGCAGACTTCTTTTCGTCTTCGCTATTCTCTAAAGCTAATCGCGCAGCTAATAACTTTTCTTCCCAATGCTGCATTAAACTTTTCCAGAATGGGCTTAGACGTTCCTCTGTCTTTAGCTCATACGGCTTTACTGTTTTGTCAGGTGCGTTCATTGTTCAAATGCCTTTCCGTCTTCCGCTCTACCAATAGGCTCAAACGCTGGTTCTGCAACTTGCGGGCTAACCTTGCCGTTCTTTGCATCAAGCTCCATTGCAGCAGCACTCAACTCTTTCTGAGTTTGCAACTTCATCGTTTCACGCGCCAAATCTGCTTTGACTTTATCAAGATTAATCTTCTCGCGGTTCGCATATTCCAACAAAGCAAGCTCACGTTTAACCATCAACTCTTGCATACGTGCTTGAGCATCATTCTGATTCTTGCGGTCTTGTGCAATCACATAAGCTGTATCTCTATCGGTATCAACCTGAGTACGCTGCAAATCAAGCTGATTGCGTTCTTGAGCCAAACGAACCTCGACTTCCAATTCAGCTTGAGTCTTCTGCGCTTCTGACTGCAATAACGCTTGAGTCTTTTGCTGATCCGCTTGAATCTTCTGCATATCCACTTCTGCGCGTATCTGTGCCGCTTGAATCTGTGGCGGTGGAGCTGGTTGCTGTTGTGCTTTCTCTGCCAATTCTTCTTTAGTAAATTGAATCTTGCGCGGGTCTAAGTGCTTAGCCTTCAAATACTCAGCAAATAACTTAGCTGGATCAACACCAAACGCAGGATTACCAGCCGCACCCAACATTCCCAATAAGGTTTGTTCTTGAATCGCACGCTCAACTAAAGCAATCGAACCATTCGCATTAATCTTGAAGTCGCCTTTTTCGTCGTTTGGAATGCTGTCATCTAATAACAACCATTCGTATAACGCACAAACAACAGGCTCAGTAATGTTATCGTCAAATTCATAAGCAATCGAACGTAGCCACGTATGCGCGTTATTGTCTTGCAACTGTGCTTGACCAAATGTTTGCGGTGTATATGGGCCTTCTTGTCCTTGTGTGATCAAAGGAATACCCGAAGACTGTTCAGCTAATCTTTCAGCGTATTGAATCGCGCCCATCATTTCATTAAACACGGTATCAATCTTAAACGTGCTAAACGCTTTATTAACGTCAGTGTCTTGCGCTTCACCGGATAAATACCATACTTTGTTTGGCGTTACTTCCCAACGATTATTAGCTGGGAAAATTAATTCTTTATTGATTACAATCTGCGGTCCCGAGCCAATGCCCAAGTTATTCAACATTGCACGAGTAGCCGCGTTAATCATGCGTTGCGGCATAGCAATCTGTTCAATCACGCCTACACCAGCCCAACAGCCCGGACGACGAGACCAAGACATAACGTGATAAGGGAATGAGCCAGAATCCAACGGGTTCAGAATGACGCGGATCACCGTATCATTGACCATCGTTACAATTGCATACGCTTCTTCTACATCGTCACCAAGATCATCTAGCCCAACAGGGTTAGCACTGCGCAAATCTTCAACCTTCAAACTACCGTAGAAATACCATAGTTCGTAATTGTGCTTTTGCAATCTATCCTTGTGCGGATTCTTGCTGTCTTCAAATATCTTATTCGGGCCTTGTTTCAAGACTTCATTAATCGCATCGTCAATGTATCCATCTTGACCGCGCAATGCTTTCATTGCTTTAGCCGATAAATAATCACGCTCAAAAATGTACGCGCCATCGTGAATGTTTTCGCCGCAACCCTCAGCAGGGTAAATGTTCCACGTATCAATCCACTTCATGGAAGGCTTAACTTCCTTCTTAATCTCTAACGCAATCGTATCGCCATTAGTCGTAGCAGCACGAGAAGTCTTCACATCAGGAAATGGCCCCTTCAAAACACCAGCGCCCAAACGTGCAGAGTCTTTTGCTACCTTGCGAACTTCCGCAGGATACTTTGCTTCAACCATCCAATCATAAATTCTCTTTTCTGCTTTCTCAGCAGCGAGTTTTGCAGATTCGGTATCTTGTGGAATCTTATCTTGAATAGGCATTTCACCTAAACCAGATTCGCCAGCAACACCCATCACAACTTGCAGGTCAGGATTAGTTTGCGCAACTTCCTCTGACTCCTTAACCACCGTACCGACCAAATCCGATATTGGCGTAGGCTCTAAAGAGAATGGCTTGTCATCAATCGGAAGAAGAATTTCACACAGCTTAGCAGTCGCGTTATCTGCGTACCGTCTAGCCAAAGGCACAAACGCGGTAGATCGAGTTGGATCAGCAACAGGGCGATCAGAGGTAATCGGACCCTGCATACTCGTAGGCTTAGCCCACTTTGCTTTAGCGTAATCAGCGCGGTTCATATCGTCCACGCCTAAGTAAGCCTCTTCGCAAGTCATCCAAACATCTTCAATGCCAGATACTTTACGCGCATTGATTGCTTCCTCTCTAAATCCAGAGACAAGAGAGCCTATCGACTGTAGCCGAAGTGATTTTTCTTCATCCGACATTTCAACCTTAATCTCTATGTCGGCTTCTCTGCCAAGGAATTTAGATGGATGCATTACGATGCAACGCCTTTAATCACATTAAAATTAAATACTGGCGCATCTGATGCAGTGCCACCAGTCGTAAAGAACGTAATCACAAACGAACCCGCAGCTACAGCAGTAACTTGGGTAATATACAAATTCGTACCTGAACGCTGATTTACAATAATTGTATCTGTTGCAGCAACCAATGTATTAGTAACGGTGAATGATGTAGCAGTTGGCAAACCAGCAGCAGTAAATAATACGATGTTGCCAGTTGGCTTGCTTAATGTAACGCCTGTTGTTCTTGATGTAAGTTGAGTAACAGTGCCGCCAGTTGCAACACCAGATATAGCAACTCGGTATCCAAGCACACTTGCACCGCCCATTACGCCCACGCCATTAGCATCAATCACCATACGGAAATTACCCGTCGAGTTAAAGCCGCCTGTAGCAAATCGGATACCATTAGCGGAACCCGTTGAGTCCGTTGCAATAACTAAATTACCTGTTTTACCCGCACCACTTGGAGCAGAGCCAAACAAGTACGCCTCATTTGCACCTGTGACAGCATAAGTAGCTTGATTGTATGCGCTTGACGTAATACCGACGTCGGCAAAACCAGTCAAATCGCTTGAGGTCACATTATCAGGGTAAGCAATTAAATCTGCGGAAGCGTTAGCCGTTGCTGATTTATTCTGAATGCTGATCTGAGTATAGTTATTGACTGAATTAGTCGCTTGAAGCGTTGGATTAGTCAGCGTGGCTGGAGTGCCAAGAATCGTAATTGACTGAATTGTTGTCAGCGGATTGCTTCGGTTTGATGTAAATTGCCAATCTCTGCCGCTAGATGACACGCCAATTACTTGGCCTGTATTGGCATCGACCATCCATTTATCACTAACAATAATATTTTCTAAATTGTAATTTGGCATGATGATTCCTTATTAATCTGCTGCTAAACGCGCATAAACTTGAATATCAGTCGCGCCAATTGTCTTTGTTGCTGCCGTAGAACTGTGACAAACGTAAAGACCGTTCTTGAAATCCATTCCATGAAAGCCAAAGTCCAAATTAAAATTGGATGCTGTCGCAATGTACTGAGTAAAAATAGGAACCGCACCTTCTGCCGCTGCCGTATTTGAATCAAACAATTGAATCCAACTTGCACCAGCACCTTTGTGCGTCCCACTAATGCCAAACACCTTAACAGGCACAACAGCAAGATTTACGCCAGCTACATACGCTGTCTGTGACGCGGTTTTAACGGGCAATGCCCCGACTTTTTCTGACATGATATTTATCCTTTATCCTAATTCTTTATCTACATTATACTTGTTTCGACTAATCCAATTATCAAAATGACTTACCATGTCAATTTGTGCATCGTCTGGCAATTCTTCCAAAGAGAAATCTCGCGTACTTGGGTGCGCTGCTTCAATTCGTTCATTTACTACGTCATACAACATTCTTCTATGCTCACCATGAACATTTTGCATAGCACGATCAAAATCAATATGAATTTCTCTTTCTTTTAATTCGTCTTTAATTCTTTGTCGCAACTCAGGCTGCAATATCGCTACTGCACACATTTTATAAATGACTGCGGTTTGTTCCATGTGACGGCATTTATCTTCAAGTGGCATATCCACATGCAAATGGTCATCTATCATTACGTTTCTATACATGGCTTTATCCTAACGTTCCGAACATTGTGTCACTTACTTGGTAGCTTGGCAAAATCTTATGAGATTCTTCAATCTGTTGAACCTTTGCAAATCGCCTCATCATGATTGCATATCTAACAGCAGATAAAATATCATCATTTTCTTTCACGATTTTACCGTCTTTTCTGTGATAAAGCCTAAATTCCTCAAAAAAATCTTCTAGATGCCTAGCAACCTTAAATCGACCAGTCTGCATCATATCTAACATTTCCATTAAACCAGCTTCAACACTGTTACCGCCTGTTCCTTCTTTTTCACCTTTAGCTGGTGCATGAGTAGCTTTATCCTTGAGCATATTCAATCCAAGCTTGCGATACTGAGTTGCTAGATTCTCACCCGCTGCCGTGTCATTATTTCCATCGTGAGGCCATGACACCGGAATCCAAGCCCCTTTTGCTTTAATTGCCGCAGCATGAATAATTGGGCTTGCCTGCTTTACTCTATACACGTCATATAAATGGATCGTATCTGTATCTCGATCCCACGCAATCCACGCTGCCGCTGTCGGGTGATCCCATCCAAAATCCATACCAACCAACTTAGGCCAATGCTTCGGCAAGTTGTATATTCCTTCTTTGATTGAGTTCTCATCAATCGGAAATATCGCACCAGAACCCAACGTAGGTGTACCGTTTGACCTTGCGTCTCGCTCGTGAGCTGGATAACTATTAATAATCGAAATCCTTTGCTCGGGAGTGTAATGCAATGCGTCTTCAATTCCCATCTTTGTTACATGCGTACCGGGCGGTTTCTCAGTAAGGAACTTCTTAACCACGTTAGACATGCCCAGCAAAGGCGTAAATGTAATAAACGTGATACCTGAAACACCTTCCGCACCGTTTGAACCTACGTTTGTTCGCGTCAAACCTTCTGAATAAATGTCTTCGGGCGGCTCTTCATCAAACCAAACAAAGTCTAACGATGGACCTTGCCACTTTTCACGACCTTTTTCATACGCCTTAAACGAAACAATCGATACACCGCCATCAACATGCCGCACCTTAATCGAATCAACCGCATCAGCTACACCGTGAGAAGCCTTTGTAATCGCAACAATTGCATCTTTAGGAATCGCACCAGTTCCCCACGCACCCGGCAAACCCAATAAAATCTTTTGCGGGTTATCACGAGTAGATTCACTTGTAATACCCGAAGCCCAGCCAATTGTTCTACGATCCCACCGCTTACCTTGCCACCAATCAGGGTATCTACCCGTCAAGTGCATCGCAACTTCAAATCCTGCTGACCACGTTTTCCCCAACTGGTTTCCTGCGATTAACAGTCTTTCACGAACACCATCAATACCACCAGCAATATGAAAATCTTCTTGCTTCGGATAAGGCGCATATTCGCTCATCTTGTTTTCAGCACGTAACTTATCGCGCATTGAAAGCAATTCGTACAATTTTCTACGCTCATCGGGCGTTAAAGACTCAATATCAAGATTTTTTAACTCATCACTTAATACCACTTTTAACCCCAAATCATCAAATTCTTGTTAAACCTCGGCAATCCTGAGACTTTAATTATTATTGTTTTAACTTATTCAGCAAAGTGGTATTACTTTTTAGCCTTACGAATCAATGCAAGCAGCTCATTATCAACTTCATCTTGTGTTTTTGGCGTTATGTCGTTTATTTCAATTGCCTGACGATCACCAAACTCAGCAGGGTTTCTAACTTTAGCTCTCCAGCGGTAATGACTAGCAATTTCTCTCTGTCTAGCAATTTGAGCTTTAGTGCCATCATCAGGGATAGCCTCTAAAGCAGCTAATGCAAGCTCATCACAACGCTTAGCGGAGCCTTTACGCGCTTCTCTCGCCCGTGCGGAACGGTTAGGATCAGACTCTAGCCAATTAATTAAAGTATTCTTTGAAAGCAAGAACTTAGTAGCAATATCAGCATAAGAAAGATCATCATGCTCAATCATGTAGCAAATCTCATCAATGCCAACCTCATCTAGTCTAGCTAGCTTATCGCCTTTCTTTGGCTTTGATTGATCTTTGTTTTCACTTACTGCCATTTAGCTTACCCTCTGTAAATCTCTTTGCGTCTGCTACTCGTGATCTGATATTAACCTCACCTTGCGCAATGTCTAACCCATAAATGCTTGCTAGTTCTTCGCAGCCCTTACGATAATCTGGATAGATCATTGCGATAGCTGCCAGCATAGTTTCATCCGCTCTACACTCTTCCTCGATAAACTTCTCTTTCCATGTGCGCATTCCCAACGGATCAGTTTTTGATTTGCCGTATTCGCTCATGTCATGTACCAATACAAAAAGATATCAATTTAAAATAATGCCTTCGTTACGCGGAGACATTCGAATCGCGTCACCTGTAGCGTCTTTGATGCACGGCACAAACGATAGCTTGGTTAGCTGATCGTTCTCATCGCGCTCTTCGTCAATAGCAAACCCTGAGAATGACGGATGATTGATGTACTCACCAATGGCTTGCGATAACCGACCAAACATTTCATCGGTCATTTGGTCAAGCGTCAACTCTGTTGGGTCGCTCATTCTGAGTATCCTTCTGACATATCGGACATAGATTGCTTCATGCCTTCTTGGACGTTGCCCGAGTTCGCAAAGATGTCTTTGACGATTGCCATTGCTTCTTGAATGGAGCCGACTTGCTGATACTCGCCTTCTTCGTATTCAGGCTTATCACTCGTAGATTCAACGCCTACGCTTACCTTGTTGTCTGCATCTACGCGGATTTCTATGCAGTAGCCGCCTTGCTTCATGTCGTCCATAATTCTCTTTCAAAATAAAAATGCCGCTAGGTCATATAACCTGAGCGGCACATCTTGCCGTCTCAAGCAAGTAATTTCATGTCGGAATATATCCTACTTTTATTGGGTTGTAAAGCAATAAAAAAAGCCACGCAAGGGTTTATTCTTGAATGGCTTTTTAATAATTTAAATCGGTTAAACTTCAACGTTCTTGATGATGCTTTGTAGTACCTTTTGTCTTGCTTCTGCCTTACATCGATCAATTAAATTTGCTTCTAGTTTATCAGTAATGTCTTTAAACTGTTTCTGATCTTCTTCGGGCAAATATAAAAAAACGTCCATATCGGTAATTTTTCTTATTGCATCTTTAAACGCTGCTCGCTCTGTTCGAATAATTTGTTTTGCAACCTGATCTACCGCTTGATCTACTAAGTTATCCATATCTATCCCCTTTAATCCTTCTTAGAATACGCCAACACCAATACGCTACCACGGTAATTATCTAAATGCGCTCGGACAAATTGAATAGCGTCATCAACTGAAACTGAATTGCCGTTCTGATCTTGCAATTCCATGCTTTGCAACTTATTCCACTTTCTATGAAATACTTTTATTTTGTCGCTCATGATTATCTTTTTTGTTAAGTTGCAATGCGACCAGATAACGCTAAATACCTAGCTTTATCCCAAGCGTCTTGCCATCTATTTAAAACCCGCCCCCATCTTGCTGTTTTTGA